CAGCCTTTTGAATACTACCGTATTTTGCCGCAATTTCAGCCAATTTGGACGGGTAAATCCTGATCGTTACCCTTTCCTTTACTTCGCCATGTATCGGTGATTTTCGCCCGGATCCTGGTCGCGGGCCGCCTCGGTTTTCCTTCTTGATGTTTGCCATAAAATGAGAAGTTCTTTTACCGCAAAATCCCACGCCGTTAAGCAGTGGGACAATGCGCCGGAACTTCTCAGGGTAAACCGAGTGCCGAAGGTAAGAATTATTTCACCAATGATAATTCGCGGATGGTCTTAAATGCATCGTTATTGATGCTAAAGCCGGAGCCTGTGTACAAGCTCTCAAGGCGTGCGTTATCCCTCTTAGGAACCGGCATTGTGTGTGTAGTGTAGTTAGTAACGCCGGACATAAGACCCCACATTGTATTGCCCTTTTGCTGCATTTCCTTTGCGATTGCCGCCAGTAATTCACCGCTTCGGTTAACTGCGTATGTAGTGTACTTCTGCTCCATTTCAGCGCGGGAAAGCAATGTATCAACCTCTGTTACATCTTTCACAATCTTAGCGATTGCTTGACGTGTTACCGGAATTTCGGAAAGCTGGATGAAAGTATCGAAAAGATTTTTTTCAGCCACCACAATACCGTTAACCTCACGTATTGCAGCATCTACACGGTCATGTATGCTCTGAGTATGGCGCAGGCTGCTCTTAATCTCACGACATGCAGCCATGAAGGTATTGCGGCATGAGATAGTAATATTAGTTTCGCCAAACTTTAACGATGTGGTGCCATCATGCGAATTAATACCGGTCAGGAAGCCGTTAACCGTGTCATTGTTGGCCCCTATGCCGGTGATCTTGTTAGGGCTTTTTAGCTGCAGGTACAACTTACCGCCATCATTGAACATACCGCCGCCATGAATATCGAAACCTGTTTTCTCTGACAACCTTATGAGCATTTCGGCAAGCTCTGAATTCTGGAAAGGAACATACCCCTCTTTGCATGTGCTGAAAGTGATCTGCTTATCATCGCGTACAATGCCGAAATAAGGAGTAGCTCCGCCAGAAGGTAGTAGTAATGGCTGCTTACTTACTGTCCAATTAAGGCCGTATTTGTCTAGTAAAGTATTTACGCTGTCTGCGTTTTCGATGTTCTGAACGCCTGCGAATGCTGCATTTAAAATGCTGTCTGCGAAATTTGTAACTGTGTTTGAAGTGTTCAATTTGAGAAGTTTTTGTGATACGCTTAATTGCTTATCTTTTACAAATGTACAACTCTTTTTGATATTGTCAAGACTTTTTCAAAAATAATTAAGTAAAACCTCTGAAACGCAATACCAGAGCCTTAAAGAATTTTAAATAAATATGTTCTGATAACCTAAATGCAACTTTGTTGCACTGTTTGGAATGTTCGCGGGGGATTGCGTAACTTTATATTTCTGTGACCCTATCATAGTAGAAGATGCTGCCAATTCAGGTGCCTATTATGCAGCAGTGCAATAAACGCATGGCGAACGACGCAAACGGGTAATGTCCGAGCGCAATGTGGTTGGTTGTGTCCTTTCCTTCCGTTTTCAATAAAAATGCCTTCAAAAAGCTTAGTACAATATCGGTTAATCCGGTTGCGCGAAAGTATCAGTTTTATAAGGGGTTCTGGGGTTCAGGCCGGAGCGGGAAATTAGTCACGTCTAATTTTATTTTGTTAGTCTCGCAAAACTTTCGCTAACTTTGATATAACCAAATGGACTAATGTCCACCCTATCAAAATTGGCTCTTAATTCTAAATATTCTGAAAAATTAGTAGATGATATTTGCGAACTTCTTTCCGGTTCCGCAAAATCAATCAGGAGTTGCTGCGATCAATTCGATATAAGTTACAATGCGTTTAAGATGTGGGTAAATGAGTCTAGTGGTATGCATAAACCCTACGCACTTACCCAATACACGCGCGCGAAACAGGAGCAAATTAGCTACTTAGCAGAAGAGATATTACGCCTTACATATGAGATGCAGGATTTGATCAAAGGCGGCACCACCTACAACGAAACAAATGTAAATGCGGCGGTTGCAGCTCTCCGGGTGCAAATTGACTCTTTGAAGTGGGTATTATCCAAACTAGCCCCTAAAATCTACGGCGACAAAGTAGACGTAACCAGCAACGGTAAAGCCTTACCTACCTCTATCAACATAATACTCGATAATGGCGGAAACTGCCAGCCTTAGACTATTCAGCAAGCAAATACAGGCTTATCAATTCCTAGAGGATGATACTACCAATGAACTGTGCTACGGTGGTGCGGCCCGTGGTGGTAAATCATGGTTGGGTTGTGGATGGCAGATAATCAGGCGCATAAAGTTTGCGGGAAGTGCTGGACTGATCGCCCGTGAAGAACTGGTGAAACTTAAAGACACCACGCTTTTAACATTCTTCAAAGTTCTCAATGAAATGAAACTGCGTGATGTTGTGGACTACAACGCCCAGAGCATGACGGCTACATTCCCCAATGGCAGCGTTATTTTCTTTCGTGAGATAAAATACATTCCTTCCGATCCTGAGTTTGACCGGCTCGGCTCATATGATTTAACAGACTGTTTTCTAGATGAGGCGCAGCAGATAAGCTCAAAGGCTATCAGCGTATTAAAAGGCCGTTTTTCATTGCTTTATGGCCCCGGATGGGCTACCATACCAAAAGCGTTATATACCTGTAATCCAACAAAGGGTTGGATATACACAGATTTTGTTCAACCTGATAAAATCGGGGATATTCGCAGCGATCGGCAATTTATTAAAGCCTTACCGAAGGATAACCCGCACGTCCCGCAATCATATCTCGACAACCTTTTAAAAGCGGATAAGGTAACTATTGAGCGTCTGTACTATGGCAATTTTGAGTATGACGATGACCCGTCTGTATTGTGTGAATACGATGCAATACTCGATATGTTCACCAATGACCACGTAAAGCCGACCGGCAACAAGTATATTTCTGCCGACTTAGCAATGCAGGGCCGCGATAAGTTTGTTGCAGGTGTTTGGGATGGTCTTGTAGTGCGTATTCCAATAGATCAGGGCAAGAGTACAGGTAAGAGCATAGAAACAGATTTGCGGAAACTGATGGAAACTAACAGCGTACCGAGATCGCGTACTGTTGCAGATAGTGACGGCATGGGTAATTATCTGGAAAGTTATCTCGAAGGTATTAAAGAATTTCACGGGGGTGCGCAGGCCATTAATAAGGCTGAATTTGCCAACATAAAAGCTGAGTGTGCGTATAAGCTGGCCGACATGATAAACGAGCGCAAAATCAAAGTTATCTGTACTGACCTGCAAAAGAAATCTATCATTGAGGAAATCGGGATGCTAAAAGCTGATAGTGTAGACAAGGACGAGAGCAAGAAGCGCATAATTAAAAAAGAACTGATGAAAGAAGCGTTAAGGCGTTCACCTGATTATTTGGATATGCTGATAATGGGAATGTATTTTCATGTTGCCCGTAAACCCGCCGAAGTCCACATTATTAGGCGCACCTAAAAAAATAAATTTGGTAAGTAATAAAAATAAAATTTGGCAAATCGAATTATTGTTTAGACATTTGAAGTGTATTTAACATATCCTGCCTAATGAATACGCACAACCAAGGAAAGAAAATACCAATGCCAGCCCCTAAAGCCCAATTACCTGAGCGCGAACAGTTTGTTAATCATCCCGAGTTCAAAGATCGGATAAGCGCGGCAATGGAGGGGGTGGAGTTTCCTATTGAAAAAATACCGGCAAATTTAAATGTATGGTTGTGGGAAACGTTGAGACATATTCCCTATTCCGTTTTGGGTATGCCACTCCCATTTTATCACCAGCTTATCAATACCCCGGTACATCAAATGTCTTTCGGGCTATTGCAAAAGGCGTGTGATATTGTTTTCAATGCGAAACCAACCGATTTGCTGATTGCCGATTTGTCGGAGTATCATAATATTATTTTGGCAGTAGCCACCATGAAAGACGCATTATCCGACATTACCGACCCGATACGCGATAAAGTAATTGACGACCTGATGGCGGCGGAGAAGATTAAGAGAAGTGGACTTGTAACAGCGTAACAGAGATGATCCTATCACCAGAGCAGATACAGAAGATACTGAAGAAAAACCCGCAGCAGGCGTTCATGGACGATGCCGTGGAGAAGTATGAAGTATTGCGTATGCACTGCACAGGTGAGAACATTTACGAGTATGTGGAGGATATGAAAGAGTTCATGCGGCCCGGCATGAAGGAAACGCTGGTGAACCTGATGCGCGGTAATCGTGACCTAGTTTATAGGGTTATGGCTCCCCGCGATAAGATTTACACAGCAAAAGGCGGTATTGAACAGTACAACCTACCCGAACACATTGAACCATCATTCAGGGAGTTTTTAAGCTCTGTTGCTGATGGTCTGCCGGCGAAGCAATGGATAAGGCAGCAGTTACAAAAGCATTACGACTACGACCCGAACGGAGTGTTATACACCGAAATCGGCTCTGATGATATTCCGTATCCTACAATTAAATGCATATGCGACATTTACACTTATCTGCGAAATGGTCGCGCTCTGGAATATCTGATACTAAAGGTTGATGACGAACAGAAAGAGGCGTACTATGCAGCGGGACTATTGCCACAACTCGATAAGGGTGATAAGGTTTTTCGCGTTATCGATGACGCATTCGACCGGCTGGTGATAACCAAGGGCAAAAACAATCAGTTAGAGTTCAATATCTATTCCGAGATACCTAATGAATTTGGGTATGTGCCGGGAATGGTAATATCCGATATTTTCGGCTACGGAGATACATTTGATAGCCCGCTTAGTCCGTCTGTGCAGTTGCTTAACAGCTATATGTTTAGCGTTGGCACGTATAATCTGGCATATGCACGTCAGGCATTCCCAAAAGAGTGGATGCAGTTAAGCCCATGCCCTACGTGTAGCGGAGAAAAGGAGTTACAAGGCAATCCCTGCCCCGAATGTAAAGGTTCGGGTCATTTACCATATCTGCGTCAGGCCGATGTGGTCGCTGTTGATTATCGCGCTCAGGATGGCGGCAACATACCTAACCCGCCAATGGGAATAGTTACCCCGGCTGTTGAGGCTTTGCAGTTCATGGCCGATAATGGCATGACGCTAGAGGATTATTTTGAATATACTACATGGGGTGTGAGCAAAGTGCAAAAGAATGGGCAGTTAACATCTAAAGTCGCTGGTCATGGTGGTAACGTGAGTAATACAGCTTATGAAGCGCAATTAAACGAGCAGCCAAAATATGACCAGCTAAAGAAGTTTAGCGAATGGATGTGTAGTTGCATGAAGTTCATCGCTGATACGTGCGGATGGTACATTTACCGTGATGCTTATGATGGGTGTGCAATACTCGGCGGTGACAGGTACATGATCGAAAGCCCTGATGCTACATGGGACAGGTACACAAAAGCGGTTGCATCTATGGCACCGATGGCAATACTCGATAGTTTACTTCAGGAGTACATAGAGAATAAATACAACAACAACCCGCTATTATGCCGCAAATTTAATCTGTTAATGCAGGTTGAGCCATTTGTTCATGAAAGCGTTGCTGTTATCTGGCCCGACCAGACACTACCAATGGTAACGCGCCTTGAAAAGAAATACTTTGAAGAGTGGACAAGTACACTTGATGATTTCGACATTGCCAGTGTTCCCGACCAAGGCGGAGCGGATATACTTCGCGGCAAACTGCGCGATTATGTGACCGGCAAGTATGTTGCAGACTCGGCACAGAGCAACCAGCTAATCACCAACACCGGCGAGGTACTGAATGTTGACGACAAGGTGAAGATTGTAAATGGCAGGGAAAAGAAGCCGGAACATGCCGGGCAAACATTCGTTATCACCGACATAAGCAATGAAGATATAACGCTGAAGGGTGGCGGATCTGATGGTGTATTCGGATATACCCGCGCCGATGTAATGAAAGCCGAGAGTACAAAAATGATACAAGCTGCGTAAGTCAGCCCTTATAAATCCTATCAATATGAAATCTAAAAAACATCCTGGCTTTAAGAAAGCCGCATCGAAGATTGCTAAGAAAGAAGGTGTAAGTAAAAAAGCCGCCGCTGCAATACTAGCAAGCGCAACACGCAAAGCGAGTGCAAAGGCGAAGAAAGCCAACCCCCGACTAAAGCGGGTGAAGATGGCTAAAAAGAAAAAGTAATTAATTAACCAAATCACAATTTTATGTCAGGAAGACCAAAGAGGGCTACACTAGTCCATGAACACAAGCAGAAGGAACAACTTGTGGCAGACCGCGAAATGAAACACTTTGATTGTTTCATGGTGCGCGTGAACCGCTATACCAATGAAGAAGATGAACCCGATACCGAGAGCGTGGAAATCGGCAAGGCTGTGCGTAAAAAGATGCTGACCAGTCAGGCGAGTGTAGACAACCTCAACGGCACACAGGACTGGCGCAACAAGGGCGCGGAAGGTCAGCCGGTGATACAATGGTACTTCCCGCATAATACCGTGAAATCCGGCTCAACCTATGAGGCGCATGATGAATTCACAAAGGGCAAACGTCCGAAAGCTATCCGTCTCGTAATCACAACCAACGAAATCGGAGTAGAAGCCGAATAATTTTACTAACCCATTAAATTTATTTTATGCTATCAAAAGCAGCACAGGAGAAATTATTAAAACATTTAAATTGCCCCGCCGAAAAGGTAACTGAATTACTTGCGGATGGTGAGGTTGATATTGACATCGCTAAGGACCTGCCAAAGGTTCACATCTACGATGATGCAGGTCTTGACGAACTGAAAAAGAACCTGAAGAAAGGACACACAGACGCGGCGATGGAGGTGTGGGGCAAGTCTATGAACGAAACGCACAAGCTGGGCCTTTCAACGTCTGATGCGAAGAACCCTGAAAAAGTTGTAGATGCAATGTCGGCAAAGGCTCTGGCAGATGCGAAGATAACGCCTGATGCAAAAGTCGCAGAACTGGGCGAAAAGATCAAAAACCTGCAAACAACCATCGACACCAAAGATCAGGAGCTGACCACATGGCAAACGAGGCTGAAGGACAGGGAAGTAAATGACGAATACCGCTCTTTCCTGCACCCCGACCGTAATCCCGCGCTTGATGATGCCGAATGGATAGAGCGCATTAAACGCAACTATGAATTGGTGGAGGTTGATGGCATCAAGGCATTAAAAGACAAATCCACCGGCAAGATTTTCAACGACAACAAAGAGAACCCGATACCGGCAAAGGACGTGCTTGCAAAGCAGTTTGCAGAGAAAGAAGGATGGCTGAAACCTAAGGCGATTGAAACTGCGCCGCCCGATCCGAAGAAAACACACAACCCTGCAAAGACCGGCGGAAATAAGAAATACAAAGATGCTGACGAGGTTTTGAAGGAGGTAAACAAACGCCTACCACAAGGCACAGCAAAGCAAAAGAAAGACCTTTATAGCACGCTTATGCTGGAGGTTGCGTAATAAAATATTTTTCATAGTGGGTGGTTAAAACAACGGCTGGCCTGTTCTCAGGTCGGCTTTTTTGCTTAACTTTGGAGTATGACCACCTTCATAAACTCCATAGAACACGCCCGCGCAATTAGAGCATTTGATTACAGGATGCTAAATGCCGATTTAGAGTATGAGGAAATTAAATTGCAATACAAAGTAGAAGTGTGCGAAAAAGCCGACGTATTAACGATTTAAATCTTAGAGTTTTTGAAAAGATTAACCAAATGACCTCTCGCACCTACAGATATTTCGAGCGTCAAAAATATATCCATTGGTGGGAAATGCGACTAATTAATGGCTATGATGCTATTACTTGGAATGGTAAAATTGAAGTAGGCGGAAACGAATACTACTATGTAAAAATCAAACTTTACCCTAACCTATACACAAACCCGAATACTAATTCGGATGGATTTAAATGTGATTGCCTGCACTTGCCGCATGTTAAGGCTGCTTAATTAGCCTACCCTAAAAATAATTCTTAGTCCCACCATAAAATAAATTTGGTCATTTCGTGAAAGTTGTTTTAACTTTACAGCGTTAAAGGCAATCTCTGCATCCTTCCTTTAGCAAACAGACATTCCCCCGCAGCCGTGCTGCACTCTGTTTAGGGTTGTACCCATATGCTTCGCAGCCGTGCTGCATTTCATTCTTTCTTACGGGTACACTTAATACAAACCTATCATGTCGGCAACTAATTATTACGACTCAACCTTATTCGGATATCAGGGCCGTGTAAATCCTGACTACAACAAAGCGGAACTCCGCGAACTTGAAACCGAAGTGCTTACTGTTGGCCTCGAAAACCAAAAGTACCTGATGGGCGTTGATGAAATATCGCGCATCAAGGAAAGTACATATCGCCCTGTATATGGGTATCAGTTCGTCCGTAAGCCCTCAACCAACGGCACTGCGATGGTGGCATTCAATACGGGTATTCAGGGCGCATCTGCACAGGTGCCACTTACTTGGATCGCCTTTACTGAGGAGTTCTTCACGTACACTACTACCGGCTTCGACAACGTACTGGATCACCAAATGATATGGGACAATGAAATGTCTCAGGCTCAGCGTAACATACGTGAACGCCTGCGCATATCGCTTACCAACAACCTGTTTACTAACCGTACGGGCTACAATCCGGGCGGCATAAGTAACGCAACATGGAACGCGACTACAACTGCATGGGAAATATCAAGCCCTACGCAGATATGGAGCGACATTTCGAGCGTAATGCGCCAGAACAAATACGGATACTCCAAGTATGACGTGTTTGCTTCTCCGCAGCTTTACACCAACTTCCAATACTCTGCTGCTCAGGGTGCGATGAACGCGACTAACCTTGCGTATCAGTTCGCTAAGGGTGCGGTTGCTCCGGGTGCAGGAGGACGTATGGACAACATATGGGAGGATATCATCCTCGGAAATGAAGTGCCGGTACAGGGCGCATATACCAATGGTGTTGCAATCGTGCTGCCGCAGAACTCATTTGCCTATATCCCTTGGATGCCGAAAATCTACTCAGACGGTAGCGGCAACTTCGAGGACTACGCGGGTGGTTACGGTATCGTATCCGATGACAGCATCGCGGGCCTTGAATACATGGTACACGGGTGGCGCACGCAGATAGACGCATCGGCTACACATGGCTTCACTCAGGATAGCGTTATCCAGTGGCAGATAGGTGTGTATGTATGCTTCCAGACCGCAGTGCTCAGTCAAGCAACCGAAACCCCGATCTATCAATTTGCATTAACTGCATAATTCCTAACTCCTAAAAACTAAAAAATAAGATGAAAAAGATAATTGCAATTTTAGCTTTTATAGCGATAGGACTGGGTGCGGATGCGCAGACCGGAAGGGGAATATACGGCACGATACAGCCATTCACGGCGCAACCTGTATCAACCTACAGCGTGGTAGCGGGTATTTACATACCTGTTCCGGCGGTAGACACCTACAGCGTGGACACTACGGCGGCCCAATGGACGTTCAACAACAACTACGATATGCTGGTGGACTTGGGCATAACCAAGATCAGCGGAACCGTAGCAGGGAGCGCAGTTCTTCAGGGTAGTATTGATGGTGTGACATGGTATGCGATAACCGGCAACACTACATATTGTGCGGCCTGTATCGGAGCCTCTGCGACCATTACCAATACCGCAGGTACTAAACATTACCAATGGTACGTGCCACACAGCTCGGTTGGGTTTAATAAATTCCAGCTATTGGGAGTCCCTACAGGAACAATGAGCGCGACATTCGCGGCAACCGTGAAATACAAATACTAAATGTCAGCCCCTATTTCTCCTATCATCGGGTTAACGAGCATCAGTGTAGGGTCAACAACGACTTACACTGATGCTACTCCCGGTGGTGTATGGAGTACGACCGCTCCGTTTAGTTCTAAAGTAAGCATAAACGGAAGTACAGGGGTAGCCACAATGTTAGCCGCAGCGAATAATGTACCGATAGTTTACACAGTAGGCGGCAGTTCGGTAATACTTTACATCAATATCACCGCAGTAGGTTCTTTGACAAATGGGTTTAATTTCCCTGTAGTCTATCCGGCACTTTCGAGCCGTGTATTATGGAAGTCGCAGGGTATTGTGAGCCAAAGCGCACGGTACTATGAGGACTTCCACCCGATATGCGATACCGCTATTCTGGATGCGATAAGGCCGCAGGATGGCAACACATTGACGCAGTACCTTGACAACCTGCAAAGGGCGGTAATTATGGATTGCCTGAATGCTGTTTATAATGCGCCGCAGATCATTGATAAGGCTAAACTTGTTTTCTACAGAGAGAACCAGCCACTGCCCTATCAGCTAGTGACGAATTACGACCCGCAGCAGTTTGTAGGATTGCAGATATACGTAGGGAAGGGAGACACGGCGGTTAAGTTCAACAGCCTGCAACTTTTCTTTACTGAAGATGTGACTTTCAATCTGTATCTATATAATGACTTCTTTCTTGATCCAGTGATGACAATACCTGTTACCGCGCAGAAATGGAACGAAACCATTATAGACCTTGGGCAAACGATAATACTAAACAATCTCGTTCCGCAGGCATACAAGGGCGGCAGGTGGTATCTCGGATATTGGCAGAATGATTTAGGCAGCGCACAGGCTATTTACTATCCCGTTAATTACGGACTGTTCCACAATGTACAGGTTATCGCATTTAGTGCGCCTGAGTGGATAGACCCGAACGGTAATGTGAACTTCCAGCGCAACAACATCGGGGCTAATAACCTGATGTACGGCATGAACTTGGAGCTATCAACCTTCAAAGACCCTACGAATACCGTTGTTCAGCAAAATCACTTATACGATGAGCTTTTCGGCTTGCTGATGGCTACAAGGGTAGTAAAGAACTGCATATTCAATTATCGCAGTAACAGCGACCAAAGGAATATCGAAGCAATACCTGAACTGGCTAAGCTATATGGTGAAATGAACGGGTACAAAGCTGATGATGAAATACCGTATGTGCTGGGGCTGAAAGATGAAGTAAACAGGGAAGTAAAGCGTGTAAAGCAATCATTCCAAAAGAAAGAAACAATTAAAATAGGCTGGTAAATGCCAACATTCACCCTACCGAACCCAACAGGAATAGACTACTACATACAGCGGCAACAAACGCGACTGTATGACTACCTGATGGCTAAATGGGATATAGCGGCACAAGACAAACCTTACAATTGTTTCGGCAGGGCTTACAGGAATAATCTGAGGGATAAAGCCACAATGCAGGACAACTACATACCTGAATTTTATGACCCCGCACAGGGCAAGTATGTTTCAAGTTTTGGCAAAGAGAATGCAGGCGGTTTATTCTACGATGACAGGTTATCGGTTCTTTCTTTTTACTCAATGGGCGACCCTGAAGGTAAGAACGCCATACGTGATGAAGTAGCAAAAGTGTCGCTGATGTTCTTTCTAAACCTAGACCGGATAAAACCGGCAGGGATGACAGTAATACAGCAGGCGGGGCAAAGGCTTGACGAAGTAGTGATAAATGACGTTAAGAATTTCCTCGAATGCAATGGGTGTTGTTTTACGATCACAAACACATTCAGAAATGTAGACAAGGTGCTTGAAATGTGGAGCGGGAGCGCAAAGAAGGATGCACTAATCAATGATATGCAACCAAAATTTTGTTTTCGCTTGGACATGGAAATACGCTACAACCCGCAAATAAACATACCAATTTTTTACAATTAAACTCTTAAAACCTATCAACAATGCCCTATTCAAACGTAGACCTAAACACCAATATTAACGGTGGAAATACAGGACAGATAAACACATTCCCAGACTTAGGGATATTGACCGCCGTGATACTGGTGCCTAAAAACACAATTATCCCCGCCGCGCAGATGGCAGACCCGCAGACGTTTGCAACGTATGTGAATGGTCGTTTCCTGAGCGATACGCGCACAGGTGCAACCCCGCGCTGGTTCGGCTTCAATGGGCTGGATAAGTTCACGGACGAGACAAAGAAAGTGGCGAGCGAAGATACCGGACGGTATCAGTTCGACATTTACAACTTCCCTGAAAAGTTCTCTTTCCGTATGATGAAGAATGCCGGTAACATGGGCAACTTCATCGAGGCCTGTAACTTCAGCAACACACAGGCGAATTACGATGTATTCTTCATTGACGACCTCGGTAACTGGCATGGTACGCTGGATCAGACCGGCGGCGGTGGGTTGCAGGCGTATGAATTGCAGCAGTTCTTCGTGCCGAACAGCATGAGGCGTACAGTAACTACCGGCAACCAGTACATGATAAATGTGCAGCTTGGCAGTTCATTCGAGATGAACGGCGGTTTCAGGCTGTACCAGGCAAACTATGATGCCGACAATATCGCGATGTTGCAAAATGCGGTGCTGAACGATGAGAGTGCAACACTATCGGCTGTTACGGGATATACCGCAGCTACCGATATTATCTTTACCGTTAAAATCGGTGTAGATAGTGCCGACTTCGTAAAGGCTTATCTGGGTTCGCTTACTTCTGCCTGCTTTGTGGCCTACAATCTGACAGCGGGAGCGGCGGCAACCATAGCGAGCATTACGCAGGGGCAGATTGCCGTAGGTGCGCAAATCTACTACTACGTAAAGGCCCGCTTATCCGCTTCTCCAACGTCCGGCGATAAGGTGTATGTAAGCACAGCGGCCCCAAGTGTTGTAAATGGCATATTAGCCAATAGCAACATAGTGACGGAGAGCATCAACCCGACACAGAACGGCAACAGGTACGCCGTTAAAACATTCGCATAATATTCTTAACCGAGGGTGGCCCTTAATTGGGCTGCCCTTAACTATATTTTCATGAAAGACTGGAACCTATCATTTGTAAAGTCGTTCAGCAAGTTCGCGGATTTCAAGACGTGGGCGGATGCGAATGACAGCGACAAACACAGCGAAGCCGAACTGAAGGAGATTTATAAATCGGCTGGTGGAACTATAGAAACCGCTAAACCCGCTCCTACGGTTACGCCATCACAAAACTAACCCCATGTGTAGCCCACGGCAGATGCGCGAACGTGTGCAGAACCTTCAATCTAAGATTTACGAGGTTGCGGGAGAAGCGATGTTAGAGCATAAGACCGAGATAGTGGGACTGCTAATCAACCAGCAGCAAGAAGAACACGTAAGCGGCGACAATCAGCCATTAAAGCCGTATAGCCGCAATTACAGACTATTCAAGCAAACGGTATTGGGGCAGAGTGGCGATGTGAACTATGACGCTACGGGGGAGATGCAGGGGAGTATGGAATTAACTGTTTTTGATGGCATGTATGAGTTTAACAGCCCTGCGCAGACGGACGGCGGGGAACTAAAAACAGACCGACTGAAGATGCGCGATGGCGATAAGGCATTTGAGTTGACGGATGAAAATAAAGCCCTGATTTACCCGATCATCAAAGATACTTTTTTGGAAAAAGTGAACCTCCTTTTAGATTAAAAAACCCCTCGTTGGAGCTAAGGGGATTTTTTAAATACTTGCGCATAGTTGCCTGATAGGAAGCGGCATTGTAAAAATACAATTTTTCAATCATGCGCAAAAATATTTCTGTAAAAGTTCAGGGTTGGGTATTTGTAGGGTTGGTACTCTTTTGGGTGCTGACCTTAACGCTTTTATTCAACTTTGCGCATTGGAAGATAGGACTTTGCGCAATCGCGTTGCCTTTCGTTATAGAATACGCTTGCCGCTGTATAAAAGCGAAAAAGGTACTTATACCAAGGCGGGAGAAAAGGGCGGTAGAAACGCCGGAGATTAAGCCAAACCTTATTACCTCAATATCTGTACTGACCGTGTCGCAATTCATTCAATGCTACGCTTACGACAATCTGAACATTCTCGGAACCGGCACACACGGACAAATTAAGGACTGCTGGAACGACCTGTTAGGGCAATATCATGCCGCTATCAAAAACGAAACCATGACGCAGTATATAAAGCTCATGCGTAAGAAAATGGCAATTGAGTTGCGCAAACAGATTGCTGATAACTTTTGCGCTATGCTAAAGACTATGTATAGCCACAGACTAGCGGAGCAGTTACGAAAAGCATTCCCAAAATTCAAGTTTGAACCCGATACGGTAGATAAGGATTTGAAAAGCCTGCAAACGTCCCTGATTGCTGAGAAAATAGAACATGATCGAATAACCGTAGAACTAAACAATCTCAACAATGGCACCACTAAAGCGCAGACGGCGGAAGAAAAAGAAGAGGACATTACCGATACGCTGATCGAGATACGGAAGTTCACCAACACGAACTATGATGAGAACACAATGACCATGTTAACGTATTGCCGCTGTGTAACCAAATTGCATAAACATTACGAACACCTAAAGAACCAAGCGAATGGCAGCTGATAATATATCAAATTTAGTAGACCCATCGGTCTTTCCCGAACTCGACAAACTGGTGAACAGGCTTGTTGATGTGGAGAGCGAAATAACTACGATCAATGGTAAAAGCATTCAGCTAACCGTTGACTTGAAGGGCGCGGATAATCTGCAAAGGTTGATTGAACTTACTCAGCAGCAGCAGGCGATGACGGATAAGCTGACGGCAACAACTCAGGACTACGTGAGCATAGCCAACCAAGCTACGCAGGCCCAAAATCAGATAAATACCGCTACTGGGGGAAATGTTCGCCTATTGGTGGAGCAGAAGCAGGAACTAAGCTATGTAAATGAGCAGATAAAAATACTGAACCGCGACCTTGCTGCCGGTGCCGGTAACTATGAAAGAAATATTGCACTTCTTACCACCTACACCCAAAGGCAAATTGCATTAAAACAGGAAATATCGGCTAATAGCTCGGCCCTGAAAGATATGACCGTGAATATAAACCAAACCAATAATGCCTTTACAATCATGGGCATAAATGTTGAGGGAATATTTGCGCGAATGGCTATTCGCATGATTGCCATGCAGGTTGCTATTTTACCGGCTATTGCGGCAGTTGGCGCACTTGCCGAAAACTTCACAAAGTTATCTGCATCCGAACAGGCAGCAAAGGATAAGTTGGATGAATACAATGACGCATTAAAGGAAACTGCCAAACTATCGGTAACGGCGGAAGGTACAATATCGGGAGGGCAGGCATTTGACGTGGCTAAAGGCGAAGCAGCTGCCCAGATTGCTAATGATGTAACAAAGTCTATTGAAAAGCGAGTATTGGCCTATCAGGACTTACAAAGTGCTATACCCAATGTATTTAAAAGCCTGACTGATGAACAGAAAAAAACAGGTGATTTTGTAGTAGATTTGGATAAACTGAACAATGCTGCAAGGGTTCAGAATGAACTTAAAGAAGCTGCATTAGTGCTAAAGTCAAAAGATGATGCGCTGGCAAAAAACAGGGCCATATTACCACAACTTGAAAAGGACTATGGGGAAAGTCTTGACCCAAATAATTCAAAGAATTTTAATGTAACAGGATATAAAAATGCATTCACCCAGGGGCAGGTAGACCAAATAAGACTATCCAAAGAGCAGACGGCGGCACAAAAGGAATTTAAAAGGGCTTATGCCGAAATGAACGCTTTGCAGGTATTGGACGAAAAGGAGAAAAAGCAAAAGAAAGCGAAAGACCCTTTGAATGAGATGCAGCAGCAGCTTGCCACCGAAAAGGAGATATACGAAAGGCGGTTGGCTGAAAACAAAAACTATTTTGAAAGCACAAAGAAAACGTATGCAGATGAAGAAAAGCTGAATGCCGATAATATAGCGGCAGCTAAAGATTATGGTCAGCACTCGTTTGAGATACTTGCTTATTGGGTAAAACAGAAAAAGGCAAATTACAATCAGTATCAAAAAGATTTGGAGGCTATTCAAAAAGACCTGCTAAATGCCGACAATAAATATTCGGAGGAAGAAAAGAAGATACTGGATAAAATATTAGCAGACAGGAAGGAAGCGGAAAATCAAATAGCCGCATTGCTAGAACAGGAATTAACGCTACAAGAAAAAGCGCAAAAACTTGAGGATGCAAAGAAATCAAGTAGTGACCATACGGCTTATGCCAAAAGTTTTGCTCCATTTCTTGAAGGATTAACGGGAGGCGATAACAGCCTATCTGACCAACTAAAAGAGTTTGATACATCTATAAAACAGAAGAAGCAGGAATTAAAAGATGCTGAAATAGAACTGGCAAATGCAAATCGCGATGGTAATGAAAAGGATATAACTAAATATTCAAACAAAAAATCCACGGCAAATGATAGCATTGCACAACTTGAAATAGACCGGCAGAAAGCCATTGACGATAAGATAATTGAGGGTAAAAAACAATTAGCAGAAAAGACGGTAGAATTTGCTAAACAGGCGTTTGACGCAATAAAGACGATAAACGATAATGAAATCGCGGTTGAGCAACAAAACTTAGAGATAAGGGCCAAAATGTTGCAATTGCAGTATCAGCAAAAGGTTGACGCTATCAACGCTTCGGCAGGTTACGCAATCGATAAGGAAAACCAACTTTCACGTCTCGCAGCACAGAATAAAGCCCAACAGGACGCGATACAACAGCAGAGCAACCAACTGGCATTAAAGAAAGCTAGAGGGGATAAAGAAGCGGCTGAACTCGGTATTGTTGCCAATACAGCCAAAGCGATTATAGAGGTGTTTGCAGCCTACTCAGATATACCCGGCGGTATCGCTATTGCTGCTGGTCTTGCGGGTGTTCTTGCGGCTACGGGCGCGGCTCAATATGCAGCAGTTGCATCTACTCCATTACCTCAGTTCTGGAAAGGTGGCGAAACATCGACACCGTTCTTTATTGCAGGTGAAAAAGGTGCGGAGCTTATGACAACTCCGACCGGCGAAACAATGATGGCGGATAAGCCCGGTATCTACTCGGCCCCAATCGGTACGAAGATCAACACGGCGGCTGAAACGGCGGCACTTATGCGGTTTGCATCAAATAATATAGGACTGCATGTAAACGGCATGGGTGAGCTAAAAGAAAAACGCGAAACCATGACGGATAAAGGCATTATCGCAAAGCTGGATGAAGTAATAGAGAGTAATATGTATGTAGCTAGGATGCAAAGAACGATTAAAAACAATGTAACTGTAAACCTATCTAATGACCTGCAAAGGTTCTAACTATGGCATTTGACCCACAATATAGAATGTCCATTCAGGATATAAACGGGAACTATTATTCGGCTACGCAAAATGCGGCAGATGGAACGTGGAATGTAACAACCGGCCCGACATTGACGTATTTGAATGTATTGCCAGAAGGGTGGGCAGACACATTGATACAGTGGGATCGCGATTTATCATACCTCGGTGTTTTTAGGAGCAAGACCAATCAAGGGTATAAATTTTGCAAGGATGCGCGGGCGATAATCCGCTACATCCGCGATACTCAGGGCGTGAGGGGATACGGTAAATTAGTGATCTACAAAATAGACTTCAGCGCGACCGGCATAACATACCCTATTTATTATCCTTCGGAACTTGATTTCAAGACTTTCGATGATGATAAACTGGCGCAAATGCTTAGTATCGGCACTTTGGATAGTGGGCTATTCAGGGATTTAAAAGCCTATGGAGATACTAAATTTAATGTACCTATCTGGAATAATACAGGAACGGATGAAGCCCCTATTTGGGAAATTAACGGCGATGCTGATTTCGTGGTACATAACGGAATTAAGCTCCTTTACAATTCGACTTATGTAAGCAGCGCGACTAAAGACAACCATCTTGTTTTTAATGGCTCACTTCCTGACGGATTATTAGGATGGAACCACGGCAAACATGGCACTGTACCAAATGACGGATGGCACACGATACCGCATATGGCACAGTATAACATCGTGCAGAACAACGGAACCACTACCTATGTAGGCAACGATATTTTACAGCCGTTTTTGATACAGGGAAATCAAAATTCGGGGCTGACAACATGCGAGGAACATTTTGAAGGTACGAATAATAGCCAGCCATATACGCGGAACAATTATAGCCTGAATGATCAATTACTTGCAGGCCAGATTAGTATGTTCGCCTCTGTATCTGGGCAAATAGTTGGGGATATAACCATTGGCGACAGCGGTACACATCAATATTTATCTTTCGTGCTTTTCGAGATAGGCCCGAATGATGTTTGCACACCAGACCCAATAACAGGTGAATATAGCTACATAGAAATATTGAGAATACCGTTACCCGATGCGTCTGGAGCGTTTACGCCGCCGAGTGGGGGCGCATTCAGCAACTACGATGCGGCAGACAGGACGCAGGTAACACTTAAGCCAAATAAGGTTTATTCATTCGGCATTATATGGGATAATGATGCAGGCACTACAAACGGATTGAATATAACATTCTCTGACCTGCAATTTTCGCTTTACAGCAATTATGATAGCGGCGTTTCCGGTGTTCCTATTCCAGCCCCTTCACTTAATCCGTCCGTATTCCCAACAATGAGATTAGGGCGGTTGCTGCAAATACTTGTGCCATATTTGGCAACTAAAAACACCAATGGGTACGGTTTTCCCGTGCCGGTGGCAACGCCATACAGCGGAGATAGTGCGTTTCTTTTCGATCCATCGATTTTGGTAAAAGATGTTTGCCCGTATCAGATACATATGACGAGCGCATATTGTATTCACGATTTACAGGGCAACCCATACATAAGCATTTCGCTTAACCAGCTTTTCGACTTTTGTAAAAAGGCATTAGGTTGCGGGGCCGCGATAGAATACGATGGTAGCAGCAATGCGACT